TTTTGCCTTTACTTACGCAATACCAATCATCGGTGACATTTGCCAATGTGGATAATGCCGTCATTTATTTCACAACTATCCGGCCAAATTATTTTGTGCCGGGGCAATCTGTCATTGTTACCGGGGCCGGAACCTACAATGGCACTTACACAGTCACCGATGATCGGATTGAGCCTTACACATTCACAGCTGCAACAGCAGCAGCTGACCGGACTTATCCATTGCCATTTATCCCAAGTGCATTGGCTACTTTATCCGGATCATCAGCGGCGCAGCTTTATGCATCAACACCGCCAATTGAAAACGCAATTTTGGTTGTTTCGGTTGAGATTTTTCAGAGCATTACAGCTCCCGGCAATCAAATTATGGCAGACAATTTCCAGCCATCACCATTTGTGCTTGGCCGCAGTTTGACAAATAGAGTCGTTGGCTTGTTAGGCCCATTTTTGGATGTTGAGGCAATGTGCCAATGACCATTGAATCAGCCATCCGCACACCATTGCAGACCGCACTTTCAACAATTGCAGCCAATGTCTATAACGGCATCCCGGAGGCAATGACTAGTCCAAGCATCTGTTTAATTCCGGATGCACCTTATCTTGAAAGCGTTTTAATAAATGGATCAACAACTAAAGTTAAAGTCAATTTAACTGTCACAGGTGTTGTCGCATATATGAACAACGCAGCAGCTTTGGACAACCTTGAACAACTAATGATTAACATCATTAGCACAATGCCATCAGGTTATGAAGTCGGCAATGTCAATCAACCACAAGCATTGGAAGTCGGTGCAGGTAAATACCTTACTGCCGATTTACAAGTTAGCACCTACTACACCAACTAAGGAGAAATCATGCCAACAACTATCGTGACCGGCAGAGATATCACATTCACCATTGCTGGTGATACTTATGATGCTCAAGCCACATCCGCAATTCTAACTATTGATTCAACAATCAATACATATCAAACACTTTCGGGCAAAGCATATTACACGACTGATTCGCAAGGATCATTTGCTGTTGAAATGCTTGCCGACTGGCCAGCAGGTGGATCATTGTGCAACGCACTTTGGACAGCGGCAGACACAGCACCAAACACACCATTGGCGGTTGTCTTTACAGCTGCATCAGGATCGGTGTTCAATTTTGATGTGCAGCCAATTTTCCCATCAGCTGGAGGCACAGCACCAGATGCACAGACTGTCTCACTAGCATTTACCTGTGTGACTACACCAACACTATAAAAAGGAGTTCGGGAGCATGAAATTACCAATCACAATTGAATACACGGATGGCAATGCTGAGACATACATTGCACATCCAGCGGAATGGGCAAAATGGGAAAACAAGACTGGCAACACGATTGGACAAGCTCAAGACAAAATGGGCGTGTCTGATCTGTTGTTTCTTGCATACCACGCAATGAAGCGAGAGATGGCTGGCAAAACTGTCAAACCATTTGAAATTTGGTGTGAGACTGTTGCTGACATAATTGTCGGTGATGCAAACCCAAAAGTTATGAATCCGGAAGCATAAATAGGATTCTTTGGGAGGTAGCCATTGCAAGTGGCCAACCTCTTAGCGAATTTAAAACAGCTGAGGATTTACTAACGGCGATTGAGATATTGGAGAAGCGAAATGGCTGAGGATGCGGTGGCTTTTGACAAAGCTGAATTACGATCAATCATTTACGCTTTTAAAGGCATGGATGATGAAGCTGTTACAAAAGCCAAAACTGTCTCCAACGGCCTTGCTACTTATCTTCAAGGCAAAATTATTTCTAAATCTCAAGGCCGAGACACAGCCTCACGTAGAATTGCCGAAGGCTCACGGGTCAGCAAATCATCAAAGGTTGGCGAAATGTCATTTGGTTTTGCCTCACAGAAATTCTCTGGCGGTGGCACAACTCAGCAGCTTTGGGGCGGCTATGAATTTGGATCAAATAAATTCAAACAATTCCCAATCTGGTCTGGCCGTGAAGGCCGTGGCTCAAAAGGCTGGTTTATTTATCCAACGCTTAAAGCAGAACAGCCTCAAATTGTTAGCCAATGGGCAGAAGCGTTTTCACAGATTGTAAAGGTGTGGTAAATGGCCGCTCAAGGATCAAGAACGCTCAAGCTCTCCTTATTGGCAGATGTTGCTGAATTTACAAAAGGTATCAAGGTTGCCAGCAAAGACACCGAAAGCATTGGCGATCAATTTACGGCATTTGGCAAAAAGGCAGCCGTAGCATTTGCAGCTGCCGGAGCCGCGATTGGTGCATTTGCCATTGCATCTGTCAAAGCAGCAGCTGAGGATGAGGTCGGTCAGAAAAAACTCGAAGAGACAATACGCAACACAACTAGCGCAACAGCTGATCAGATTGCTGGCATAGATAAATACATAACAAAACAGTCTATTGCTACTAATACAACTGATGATGTTTTGCGCCCGGCTTTGTCGAGATTAATTTTAGCAACCAAAGATGTCACTAAAGCTCAAGAATTATTATCATTAGCTCAAGAAATAAGTCTGGCAAGAAATAAGCCATTAGAAGCAGTCACCAACGCTCTTGGAAAAGCCTATGAAGGCTCCAACACGGCACTTGGCAAACTAGGCATTGGCATTGATAAAGCTACATTGGCCACATTGACATTTGATGAAACTCAGCAATTATTAAACAAAACATTCGATGGTTTTATTGAAAATCAAGCAGACACGGCTGCATTTAAATTTGGACAAATAAAAATCGCTGTGGATGAATCCAAGGAAGCAATTGGGGCAGCTTTACTACCCGTTGTAAAAGAATTGGCAGATTTTTTAATTGTTACAGTCGTGCCAGCAATTGAATCCTTTGTTGCTGGATTGACTGGTGATGATGGTCTGAAAGACGGATTGACTGATTCACAGGTCACAGCCATCGAATGGGGCAAAAAGGTACGAGGTGTAATCGACACGGTTATCAATTTAAAAGATGAATTGATTGCTTTAGCTGCTGTCATTGGAACAGTTTTTGTTGTGTCCAAAATTAGTGCGGCTGTTGTGGCTACCATCGCTCTGATCAATACTTTAATTAAGGCGTATAATTTGCTTAAAGCATCAGCCATTGTCGCTGGTGTTGCAACAGCATTTGCCTTAAATCCATTGCTTGGTGTTGGAGCGGTAGCACTAGCTGCTGGAGTTTTAGCTGGAGCAAATGCTTTGGCAAGGTCAGGTGACACTTCCGGCGCAGAAACTTTTGCAGTCGGTGGAGCACCCGGAGCCATTAGCGGTGGAAGTAAAGCAACGGGCAGCACAACTGTTTCGGGTGGTGGTGTAAGTAGCGGTGGGGGCGTAGCCACAGCTGTAAAAACAGCCGCAACTGCAACAAAAGCCATTACTGGTGCATTTACAGATTCTCAAAATGCAGCTCGTTTAGCAGCTGGTGCTGGAGGCGGTTTTACAGACTCCCAAAACGCTGCACGCTTAGCCGCGCAAGGTGGAATCACAATCAATGTCAATGCGCCATCAATTATTGATGAGGAGGCATTTAGCCGGGCAACAGCCAATGCTCTTAACAACTCGACTTTTAGAGGCACAAATGGTGCAAGCAATTTGGTTTATTTATGACAATTTTTAATCCAATTTGGCGCGTTAAAATTGCCGGTATTCAATACACAAATTATGTGTTGGCTAACCTTTCGACTACATCCGGGCGCACAAACATTTATGAACAAGCCAATGCCGGATATGTCAGCCTTGAGCTGATTAATTTGGATCAATCCAACATTGACATTGAAATCAATGATTCTGTCACTATTGAATTGCAAGATTCCACAGCTACATTTGTGCCAATTTTTGGCGGCACAGTCGTGGATTTAGGCATTGGCATAGCTGCATCGGGTGTGGTCGGCATTAACCAATCTGTCAGAATTACAGCTGTTGGAGCTTTGGCTAGATTGCCAAAAGCCTTGACCGATGGTGTTTTGTCACAGGATTTTGATGGAGATCAAATTCTGACCATCCTCACCGATTTGTTGGTCAATTCATGGAATGAAGTGCCAGCAGCTTTGACATGGGCTACTTATGATCCAACAACTCAATGG